TAGCTTTTTATTATTAAAAGACAATACAGTATTAGGACATTCAACAAATACAAATTTTAATATTAATTTAGATTTACCAGATGCAACAACAAAGGCATCTAGTGGCTGGAGTGAGGTAATACCAGGCGTAAAATCTGGGGAACTAACTTGCGAGGGTTTAACAAATTACAGTAATACATTAACATTTAATGAATTGGCCGACATGATTATAACTCGGCAAAAAGCAGTATTTGTTTTTAAAGATGCGGTAAACCCTAAATTAATTGTTAGAGGTGATGGCTTTATTCAATCAGTTGATGAAACAGCCGAGTTTGAAAATGCAACAACTTTCAATGTTAAAATAAATTTAACTGGTGTTGTTACTGTAACTGATCCTAGTGCTGGTTTAACTTGGGAAAATGTATTTAGTAAGTGGGAAGATTTGGCCAAAAACTGGGAAGATGTATAATTTTTTATTTTGTATATTTGTTTAAAATTAATTATTAAAATATATTATTATGGCTACAACTGGAGTATTTTCTGGAACTAATTTACTTTTAAAATTTGCCGCTGGTTCCGCATCGGCTGTTACAATAGGACATTCAACAAGTTGCTCATTATCATTATCAAATGATTTACCAGAAGCAACAACAAAGGATAGTTCTGGATTTCAAGAGGTGATTGCTGGAGTTAAAAGTGGTGAAATCAGTTTTGAAGGTTTGGTTGCTTATGATGATTCAAACAATGCTATTGAAGCCGCAGATCTATTAATTGCTAGAACTAAAATAAACTGGACATTTGGAACTGCCGAAAGTGGTGATGCTATATATAGTGGATCTGGTTTTTTATCTAGTGTTGAAATGAGTGCTGAAATGGAATCACCAGTTACTTATTCTGGATCTATAACAGTTACTGGAGCAATTGCAAAAGCATAATCTAACTAAATTTATAAACTGGGATTAGCTTAAGGAACTAATCCCATAAATATATAGATATGGCAAACAAGAAACGAGGTTACTATACCCTTAAAATAGGTGGCAAAATGCGAACTATGCATTTTTCAATGAATTTCTGGAGCAACTTTACTGAATTTTTACAAGTACCGCTAGACAAAATAGGTGATGTATTTAGTCAGGGTGTATCAATAAAAGCAATTATTGGTTTAGTTTATTCTGGTTTATTAGCACATGATCAAGAACAAGGCAATGATATTGATTATAATGAATTTAAAGTTGGTATGTGGCTTGAAGATTTTGATGCTGATAAATTAACAGATGTTGTTAAATCAATGATGGAATCCAGAATATTAGGCAATGATCTTAATATGGGTGTTGCTAGAAATATAAAGAAAACTACTAAGCCAACAAAAGAGGGAAAGTAAGTAGCCAGCTTGATTGGGATTCTCTTTTAGATTTTTATATTGGTCAGGTTGGCATAAACCCAGATAATTTTTGGAAAAATACTTGGAAGGAAAATCATCTTTTGGGTGAAGCTCACATGATTAAAACTAATACTAATTGGGAACAAGCTCGATATATTGCAACTATGTTATATAATGTAAATTGCAATAAACAAGGGCAAATGATTACACCAGATAAATTATTCCCATTGCCTCAAGATGTTTATTTAGGCAAAGGAAAACCAAAATCAACAAAAGAGAAATTTATTAAATTTAAAGAAAAGGTAAAACAATCTAAGCTACCAAAATAGGTGGCTTATTTTTTTTGTATTTTTGATAAAAATTAATTCATGGCAAAGTTAAGATTAGATTTACAGCTAACTGGGTTTAAACAAGCATCTGGAAAACTAAAACAATTCGGCAACAAAATGAAGTCGGTGGGTGCTAGTATGCAAAAATTTAGCTTACCATTAGCTATTGCTGGTGGTGCTGCTATAAAGATGGCATCAGATTTTGATAAAAACATAACCAAGATTGAAGCATTAGTTGGGCGAACTGGAAAAGAGTTAGATAGTTTTGCTGAGGCATCTAAAAGAATGGCAACTGAAACTGGTATATCATCAGCTAAAACAAGTGAGGCAATGTTTTTTATTGCATCTGCTGGTTTAGAGGGTGCTGATGCAATATCTGTTTTAGAACAAGCATCAAAAGCTAGTGCATCTGGTTTAGGTGATGTTGCACAAATAGCCGATTTAGCAACCTCAGCACTTAATGCTTATGGTAGTGAAACACTATCAGCTGAGGGTGCAACAGATGTACTAACAGCGGCAGTTAGAGAGGGTAAATTAAGCAGTGAGGAGTTGGCTGGTGCAATGGGTGGTGTTCTACCAATAGCATCTAATTTAGGTGTTAGCTTTGATGAGGTAGGTGCAACTTTAGCGGCAATGTCAAGAACTGGAACTAATGCGGCAAATGGTGCAACCCAGCTTAATAGTATTTTAGCTGGTTTATTAAAACCTACAAATCAAGCCGAAGATGCACTTAGATCAATGGGATTGTCAAGTAGTGGATTAAAACAACAAATAAAAGATGAGGGGTTATTATCTGTTTTAGAAACTTTAAAAACAGAATTTGATAAAAATAGTGATGCGGCGGCTCAAGTGTTTCCAAACATTAGAGCTTTAAAAGGGGTTTTAGATTTAACTGGTAAATCAGCTGAAACTACAACAATGATATTTGATAAATTGGCAGTTGCTCAAGGATCAACGAAAAAAGCATTTGATGCAACATCAAAAAGTGCCTCATTTAAATTAAAAAAAGCATTAAATGGAGCTAGAGAATCTTTTGCTCAAATGGGATCTGTTTTATTAACTGGTTTATTACCAGCAATACAAAATATAACTGGGGTTATAACTAATTTATTCACAAAGTTTACAAATTTAGATGGTGTTACTCAACAATTAATTTTAGGTGCTGGAGCTTTAATTATAGCATTGCCAACCTTACTTGGTTTATTTGGCACATTATCTGGTGTTATAGCTGGTTTGCTTTCACCTATTGGTATATTTGCCGCCGCAATAGCTGGTATTGCTTATATAATAGCCACTAATTGGGGTGAAGTTGCACCAGTTTTAGTTGGGTTATATAATAGATTTGTTGATTTATATAATACATCTGAAAATTTAAGAAAGGCAGTATTTTATTTAGGTGCTGTTTTTAAAACAGTTTTTATAGGTGCAAAAACTTTAGTTATGGAGTTTAGCAATCTTTTTGTAACAATGTGGGAACTTATTAAAGAATTTTCTGAAAAGGGAATGAATGGTAGTTTTATAAAAATTTTAGCCAAAGGATTTAACAAAGGCGAAAATATTGCTAAAGATGGTGCAAAGGAAATTGGTAATGCTTTTACTGATGGTTATGAGGATTTTTTAGGCAAAGAATTAGAGCATAAAACAGTTGATGGTTTAAATACAGCTTTAAGTAATGCTGGATCAACTTTAAAAAATAAATTTACAAGTTTTTTAAGTGATATTGGTATTGGTGGCGGTGGCGGTGCTGGCGGTGGTGAATCTAGTGGTGGTGATGAATCTGGTGGTGGTTTGCCATCATGGGTAAATACTTTAAGCTATCACATGAAAAATTTAGGAACTGAATCAGATGTTATAAAAGAAAAGTTTTTAAACTTAGCACTAACATCTAATATGGTGGGTGAAGAAATTAGTAGTGCTTTTATGGGTGCATTTGAATCAATGCTAGAGGGTGAAAACTTTTTTAAATCATTAATAAAAGGTTTAATAGCACTTATTAAAAAATTAGTAGCGGCGGCAATAGCGGCATTTGTACTATCAACAATATTAGGGGGTTTAAATATTGGTGGTATCGAAAGTGGTGCTGATGGGTTTAAAAAGATGTTTGGTAAATTAAGTGGTATTGGTGAATTTGCAAAAGGTGGTATTGTATCTGGTCCAACTCTTGGCTTGATGGGTGAATATCCTGGTGCTAGATCAAACCCAGAAGTTATTGCACCACTTGATAAATTAAAATCAATGATTGGTGATCAAGGTGGCTCATCTCAAGTACAAGTAAGCGGTCAATTTGCATTGAAAGGTCAAGATTTAGTAGTTGCATTACAAAGAGCAGATAGGAATAGAAATAGAATCAAATAATGGCATACGGAGTTAAATTTAGATTAGAATTTTCTGATGATTTAGAAAATGGCAAAAAAATAGAAATCTTAAAAGATGGCTATACTGGAACTGTTTATGATCTAGTAGGCACAAATGATCCAGTGCAAATTAGCTGGGATCAAGATGATAATTTTTATGATCCTATAATTGGCTCAACTTGTCAAATAAATCTTTTTGTTACAGATACAACAAATTATGATGATTTTTATATTGCTGATGAAAGAGAATATAAAATAAGAATATCACATAAAGATACTGGCGGCACATATCAAATATATTGGGAGGGTTGGCTATTAGTCGATCAATTTCAAGAAGCGGTTACATCAACTCCTTATCCTATAACTTTAAGAGGTTATGATGCATTGGGTAGTTTAGATGGGTTTACTCAACCATTAACAA